GGGAATATCAATACCGCGTTGCTTTAGTATATCAACAAGTTCATCAAGGGTTTTAAAAACTTTTTCTTCCATAAAACCTCCGTAAAAAATAAAAGACCCCGGGCCCGCAGAAGAATCGGGAATATCAATACCGCGTTGCTTTAGTATATCAACAAGTTCATCAAGGGTTTTAAAAACTTTTTCTTCCATAAAACCTCCGTAAAAAATAAAAGACCCCGGGCCCGAAGGACACCGGAGTACGTTCCAAATATTATATGCATTAGGCGATAGATAATATTCACTTAATGTGGTTACATCATAACATTTCTGGTAAGTGGTGTCAATAAAAATATTTAAATTGTTAAAAACTCGACAATTTACAATAGTTCAGAGATTGTAATTGATAAATCCGGATATATGCATACTGGAATTTCATCATCAAAAGAGTATAATCCGGTACCAGATTCGTTTTCGAAATCATAAACGTTTACAATCCCCTTCATAGGATTAATGATCCAGTATTCCCTGACTCCGGACATACGGTATTTAAACAACTTTATTCCGTAATCTTTACTTTGGGTAGCAGGAGAAACAACCTCAATTACCCAGTCAGGTGCACCATGACAGCCTTTTTCATCTACTTTGTCCGGTGAGCAGACAACTGTTAAGTCTGGTTCGACATAGTTCTTGTTATCTTCATTCAGGAACACTGCAAATGGAGAGACATATGGTTTACAGGATCCGCCTTTACTTTTAATGTAATTGCGGATAGTAGCATACAGTTCACCGACGATTACCTGATGTCTGGTATTAGGTGGTGCCATCATATAGATCTGTCCATCAATCAGCTCTGCACGTTCACCATCCGGAAGAGCGTAGATGTCATCTATTGTATAAATCCGTTCTTTGGGTAATGGCATAATGAAAACTCCTTTCGTTAATCCATTGATGTAATCACATATACACAAACGTTCGACTTGTGTAACTGCTCCGAAGATGATACAATATCTTTGCTAAAGTGCTGGATCTCTTCGGAGATTCTGATTGTCGCCCTTGTGTTGGTAGCGCAAGGGCGGTTTTTGTATGAAATAATATACATAATTGACAACATTTAAAGAATAATATATAATATAAATAAGTTAACTCGTGACGGATAAGGCTGGGTTCCCGAATGGGAGTAGGCTGTGAAGCTTAGAATTCCTTTGCCCCTGGGGTTAGCTTATTTTTTTATGTTATCTAAAATATGTTTAGGATCTTTTTCAAGCTCAGTAGCTATAAATTCAATCGTTTGCAACGAGTAAGAATATTGAGGCTGAGCAAATTGCTTATGAATATAACAAAATTTCTCATTTTCTTTTATACCATAGTGTTTACAAAAATTAGTAAAATGAAAACTGGTAAATTTAACAATATTTCCGTTATACCAAAGTTCAATCTTGTTTTTGGCTAAACGGTCTCGAATTTTACTAATGCATGCTTTTGCTGTAAGATTATGCGTGTTGTTAGGATCCTTTAATTCTTTTATGATCTTAACAGACGTATCAGCTGAATTATCTATTTTTACAAAAGCGTGTTGTTAGGATCCTTTAATTCTTTTATGATCTTAACAGACGTATCAGCTGAATTATCTATTTTTACAAAAGAAGTTGCTTTATCCTTATTTTTGGTTAGATAATGATAATGGTCGATTCTAATAGAAAATTTAGCATTGTTGTTTTCGAGTGCAAGCGCATCCACATTATTTTTCATATCTAATATTTTCCTGGCGATTTCCTCAGGATATTTAGCAACAATTTCTGATTCGTTTAAAGCTTTCATGCTTACTGATAATGATAAAAAATTTTGAGGTATTATTTAGTCATATCAATCTGGTGAAATGCCATCATTTTTTCGTTGAAATTTAACACACATGCCTGAAATAGAGGAACATAAACCATTTCGTAATCTTCGGTAATAAAATGCGTACTAGTATTGCGTAATTCCACGATTTTTTCCAGATTCAGGCGAAGAGGATCTTTGTTATTAGTAAATACTTTTTGAATACAATTTTCTAAACTTAGTGTGCGATTTGGGTTATCTTTATAATATATACTCTTTTCACCATAAACCTTAAGTATATGAGCTTTTAACATTAATTCCCAGGCGTTACAGATAAACATAGCAAAGCCTTCAACTCGATAATGAATGGTTGGTTTGTTGTACAGTTCAATTGCCATAGTAAACGCCTCTTTTGATTTATCAAGTAATTGGTTGGACAAGTCTGTAGATTGCATAGCTACCTCCTTTTTTCAATTTTTTTCTTTAAAACGCCGAAGCGAATTAATTCGGAATACGTAATTCAATTAGTTTCTGATGATACCCCGTCATCCGAGATATCTGTTCAATAGTAAAATCCTTATATTCTTCCAATAGCGAATCTGGTAATAGCAGCTCCGTTCTTTAATCTGCTGATGAAATCATATGTATCACCGCAAATGGTTCGAAATAAATGACATAATTATCAACAACAGTGTATACACCGTATTTAGCATGGTAACACTGCATAGCCCTCACATACATGGACATGTACTGGTTCTAAAGGGTCATTTTCATTTACCCAGAAATATATGATATAAGAACCAATCTTAAAAACTCGAGGCATTATCCATACCTCCTTCAAATCCTCCTTCGCGGGCTAACTGCATAATAATGTGCGCAACAGATGCCAGATAATCCTGAAAATATTTAATTTCTTCATCAGAGAATCCATCAATATTTTCCCACTTATAATCAGGCAACCAACATGAAGCGGAATGGAATCCGCCGTAAATAGGCTTTTCGATGCGAACTTCAACCTGCTCTTTACCATCCTTCTGAAGCGATTCAGAATGAACAATCTCTGTATTATCGTTTAGCGTCATAAATGGATAAAGCATAATAACATCTCCCTTCTATTACCATTTACTATCATCATTCATAATATCCAGATCATGCTGAACACCCTCAGGAGTCTGTTCTACATCCGTCCGGGCATGAGCTGCAAGAAGATCTTCTTCCATCTGCTGGGTGGAGAGAAGGTTCTTAGAGTAGGCGAGAACCTTTCTCTGGTTGTGAGGAGACAACTGATTGCATACTTCTATGATCTCCTTACACTGAGCAGAGACGGAAGAACTCTGAACAGATGCTGTTTTATTAGGAACTCTTTCCATAGGAACATCAAAACCCATAAGCCATGCTTCACTTACGTTCAATGCATTTCCTAGAATAAAAAGCTTTTCTTGGTTAGGCTCTGTTTTTCCAGAACAGTATTGACTTATATCTGACTTATTCATTTTTACACTATACTTTTGACAATATGGAACAGTCAGATTAAGAATATCAACCTGCCGAAGTCCGCGCATATTCATTATTGTTTTTAAACGAATTGCAGTGTTTTCTTTCTTCATAATGTTCTCCTTTTCGTAATTGAAATATAACACATATTATGCAAAAGTTCAATAATAAAAACCTAAAAGTTAAAAAAATTGAATTTTATGTTGACAGAAAATGGACGACGTGATATTACACAGATAATTCAAAAGCTTGAACCGGAAAGGAGGTATCAAGTTGGCATTCGATTATAACAAGCTACGAGGAAGAATCGTGGAGATTTTTAACACTCAGTCGAACTTCGCAAGTGCAATGGGATGGTCGGAGAGCATATTGTCACTAAAGATGAATGGAATGTGTTCATGGAAGCAGATAGATATTTGTAAAGCAATACAGTTGTTGAAACTTACTATTGAGGACATTCCGATCGTATGTACTCGGGTAGGTCACTACTCTGTACTTACAGGATAAGAGCATATGAGAGGAGAGTCAACGAAAGTCGTTCGACAAACTGCTTAAATTTGTATAAACAGTAACTCATACATATCATTTCCCATACCATAAAGAAGAGGTGAGGAAGATGTCAGAATTAAAACTGGTAACAAGAAATATCCGTATTAATGGAATTCAGCATAAAGCCAGTGATATGTCAGAAGAAGAAATCAAATGCCTGCTCATCCAGAGACAGGATATAATTCTTCTGAATATGAATTACGAAAGAAAAGCCGCCGGTTAAGGCGGAGAAAGGAGGAACATATTAAGGTTGCGAATCATAGAATAGAAGACCTGGAAAGAAAAGGAGAATGATTATGGAACAGATCACAAACTATGTAAAACCGGAACTCATCGTAGTAGCTATTGCCTTATATTTCGTAGGAATGGCACTCAAACAGGCACAGGCAGTAAAGGATAAGTACATCCCGCTTATCCTTGGCGGAATCAGCATTGCAATCTGCGCGATCTATGTGTTTGCCACCTGCACCTGCGGTACCGGACAGGATATTGCAATGGCAATTTTTACAGCGATTACACAGGGAATACTGATTGCCGGTCTTTCTACATACGTGAACCAGATTGTAAAACAGGCAAATAAAGACGAATAAGGGATGAGAAACCATCCCTTTTCGCTCTATGAAAGGAGACGGACATGGAAATAAGAGGAATTGATGTATCTGCCTGGCAAGGGAAAATTGACTGGAAAACAGTTGCTGATTACGGCATGGGGTTCGCAATCCTGCGGATTACAGAAGCGGGAAACGTGATAGATAGCTACTTTGAGCAGAACTTCTCTGAATGCCGGAAATACAATATCCCGGCTGGGGCATATAAGTATTCCTATGCTATGACAGTTGCAGAGATACAGAGCGAAGCCAAGAAGGTCGTGGAAGTTCTGAACGGGCGAAAACTGCAGTATCCGGTCTGGCTGGATCTGGAATGGAATAATCAGAGAAGCCTCGGAGCTGAACAGATCCATAAATTGGCAGAAGCGTTCGAAAAGATTATCACGACAGCGGGATATAAATTTGGCATTTATTGCAATGTGGATTGGTACCTGAATGTAATTTGTAGCCATCTGAAAAAATATGATTTCTGGATTGCACGTTATCCGGCATCAGATAATGGTACTTTACAGGAACGACTCCGGCCGGACTTTGGTGTGGGCTGGCAGTATTCCAGTAAAGCAAAGATACCTGGCATCAGCGGAACTGTAGATAGAAATATATTTTACAAAGATTATAACGAAGCAAAAGATATAAAAAAGGAAAACGCAGTCATGACAAAGAGTGAAGCTATCAACGTAGTTCTGGGAATTGCAGAAGAAGAGATCGGGTACCTGGAAAAGAAAAATAACAGTAAGCTTGACAGCAAGACTGGAAATGCCGGATCAGCAAACTATACAAAATATTGGAGAGATATAAAACCATCCTATCAGGGGCAGCCTGGTGCGCAGCGTTTATCTCCTGGTGTTTCATGAAAGCTTTTGGTCTGGATAATGCAAAGAAACTCTTAAAACACTGGCCGTATGTATACTGCCCAACCTTAGGCGTCTTATTTGTAAAAAATGCCAATCCAAAAGTTGGAGATATTGTTATCTTTAAATACGGAGGTACCTTTACCCACACCGGCTTTGTAACAAAAGTAACCGGAGACAGGTTCTGGACGATTGAGGGAAATACTTCCGGAGCATCCGGTATCGTGGCAAATGGTGGCGGGGTCTGCCAGAAGAGCTATTACAACAGTAATCTTCCGGGGACAAAATTTTGTACACCGGACTATTCAATTGTTTTATCTGCAGATAAAGATGAAACAGACAAGAAAACAAACCCAGAAGGAGGCAGCTACATGTTTAACCCAGAGACAGTAAAAGCAGGAGACAAAAATACATCTGTGCTTCTCTTACAGGAAATATTAAGAGCCAGAGGCTTTAAAGGCAAAAACGGCAAAGCCCTGAAACTTACATGGACAGCAGATGCAAACACGATTTACGCTCTGAAAGCTTATCAGGAATCCAGAAAAGAAGTTTTGGAAGTGGATGGTATTTGCGGATCTGCTACTTGGAAAGACTTAATTGCGATTTAA